TCTAGCTTTCCTCGTCATCCTCATCGTCACCGTAAAGGTCGTCGAGATGGGCGGCTGCGGCATCCCAATTTGCAAACACTTTCGTGGTTTCCTCGTAATTCATCCCGCAAGGAGCGGTCTCCCCCTTGCCTTCCTTGCGCTTGGTCTCATAGGAGCACTCGACAATAAACCCGCCGTTGTCGGATTCCTGAATCGTAGTTCTCCTGAGTTCCTTTTCTCCCGTTGCCGCGTGTTTCGATCCACGCATGTATGCTTGTTTCATCGCGTTTGCCATACTGCTTCTCCTTAATACCAACCGCTATATATATCGCCTCTGCCCGTATCTCCGCCAGTAATTGAGATGGCGTGGCTCCGCAGTACCGGAATCTGTACGTTCAGGGACTTAATTCGATCCAGTGAGTCCCGCGCTATGTCCAGCGCCAATGCCGTCATTCTCCCGAACCCGCCCGCTGCTAATCTCTTGGCTAGATTGTAGTCAAAGGCTTCCTCGTACCCTGGCGGGAGCGTTACAGTAGTCCCAACGGTTGCGATAGCCGTGAAGGGACTCCAGCGGTAGAGAACCAGCGTGTTTGCGGCACTTGGAACCGGCTTCAGGTAGATTTTCCCCAAAGGGAATGCGGCATCGTAATACAGCATTGTTGGTTGCGCTGCTTCTGCTACCTTATCCCTGACGCGGGCATATTCATCCACGGAAAAAACAACAGTAATCGGATATTCCGCATCCTGCCCCGATATAATCAGGCCAGCGTTCTCGATCTTTACCGGGCGATCCGTGTTGATGTTCCCGCCAATCCCGATGGTCTGCGGATTCGTGCTCACAACGAGCGTGTGCGTGGTCCGCTGAATGGAGTAAATCATCAGCCGATCAATGGTAAAGGCTTCGAGCATCTGGTTCGCTATTGCCAAGCCGTCCGTCTGCTCATCCGTAATCGGAGTTTCCCCCGATTCCAGCGCGTGAGTAATGAGCATCGCGGCTTTTAATCTTTCCAAAAATGTTGCCATCCAATATATCCTTATGATACAATCTGATAAGTATGACCGAGATGATTGTCTGTCCTATATGCGGTTGCCAAGCGCGAAGCGCATCCAGGGCAGTGACCCCGTGGTTTGGACCTGCCCTGGACGCATTGCGGGGCGGGAGGTACGCCCCGGTATGAGAGAATCAATCCGTTTTCGCTGGGGCTGCTTTCGGTTCGCACGCTCTACGGTCAAGGTCATACTTGCACCCGAAAGTATTGTCCAAGTGTTTCTGTAAATCGGCCCTGGACTTTTCCCACAGCGAAACATCCGACTGAAAAGCCTTTTGCTCGGCTCGCAGCCAATCAGCCCGGACCTCAAGCGTCTTACGCTCTGCGGCCAGCAGGTCCAGTTTCAACCCGGCCATTTCCTCAGCCGTGGCAAGCATCATCCCTGCGCTTCCGGGCGGTGTCATGTCCTTCGGTTGTTCTTTTTTAGGTTCCTGAGCGAAAGAAAGCTGGCCGCACAGCAAAAGAAGCGCGGCTAGCCCATAAAACAGTTGCTTCATGCTGATTAACTCCTTACGGAGCATCGGAATAAAGCACAACGTACATTTTCGTGAAAGTGCCGTTGCCGTCAAAATCCGTCAAGACGGCAAGGTAGCCACCTTCCGTATCGCCGCTTCCGGTGTCCGATCCCCAAGCATCCGTTTGCGCCCCGGTAATCTTAATAACGGCATCGTAGGCTTGTGAATTGGTTTGTGCCTCCGCCGCTTCAATCTTGATTGGGACCATGTGCCCGGTAATCGTTGTGGCTGAAAATGCAGCCCGGAACCGAAGGCCCACCACATCCCCGGAAATGGTATTTGTCCCGGCATCATCTGTAATCAGCTCAATTTGTTGGCCGCGAACATCCCCGGAAATGGTTCTGGCAGTCGTTCCCCGGACATAAGCGTCTACGTGCAAACCGATGATATTAGCGGCAGTGAACGTGTTATTGATTCGCGGGCTAATTTCGCCGCCAATTACGCTTCCTGTCGTTGTTACGTTCTGTGCCGGTTTCGACGTGAACCCGATGGAACTTCCACTGGTAATCGTGCTGTAGTTGCGTTGGTTAATACGAACGGCTCGATCATCGGAGGTTGTGTCGAGGAGCATGTGCAAATCGAGTTTCGCTTTCAACCCGCCCGTATTGATTTCCCGCGCCCACTCCGAGTTCGTGCAGCGGAAAATGTCCCCCGTGGCCGTATCCACCCTGGGGAGCACGTATTCATTTGCGGAAGTGCAGGAACCCCAAGGCAAGGCGCTGCTGTTTTGGCTTGACGCGGGACTCAGCCCAAAGTAAAACGCTTGGTCAACCCAAGCAATTTCCCCCGAAGTGTGCCCCGTGGCCTGTGTTCCGTCAACCCCGCGAGTAACGGTCAGCGTAGTTCCACTGACTGCCGTAATCCGCATGGCTTCCCGGTCCACATACACCAGACTGTTCACGGCACAACTCGTGCTGGCGCACGCAGCCACGGTGATCGAGGTTGCGCTGTTCGTTACCGCAGCCGACAAGGTTGTGCTGACCAGTGTGTGTTGCGCGGATGCGCCTAATGCCAATATGCTCATCAAGGCAACCGCAAGACTCAATTGCTTCAAAATGGTTTTCATGGTTTTCTCCTTGAACAAATTTCGTGAAGGGGCCACTCAAAGAGCGGCCCCGGTTTCAGTTGCCCTTTTAAGCTCCAAGAATGCGGCAAATCCATTCCTCGTGAGTGACCGTTGCACCGCACAGTAAATCCACGCGGGTAATGGTCTTGCCGCTCATAATGTCCGAGGCTCGCCAGAAGCTCACCCCCACACCATGATCTTCGTCGTAGGCCGTCTCTCCGAACAGCGCATCCCCCGGTACGGGAAGGGGGAACACTGCCGCCGTAATCGCTTTCGGGTGAATCGCCAGATTTTCCGCCGAAACCTTGCCAGCGTAGGAACTGGCGTGACGGAAAATCTGAATCACCCCATTGTCAACCGGCGATCCGCTGACTTTCTGGTAACGCCCCGACACTTCGATGGAAGGGCTGATCGGAATCGTCGCATTCCCGGAAGCGTCCGAATTCACGTCGGCAGTAACTACAAAATCCTGCTGGTCCGGCAGGTTCTCCTTCGTAATTCGGTTCACGCCGTAGACAGTGCCAGCCACCGCCGCAGCAACACCCAAAAGGCGGATGGAATCGCCCTGCTTCAGGACTCCCGTAATTGAGGCCGACCATCCGTCCGTCAGAAGGCTGCTTCCGGTTTGGCTTGCCCCCTTTACCAATGGGGTTCCGCCCAAAGCTCCAACGGTATGCCGCCGGACATTCTGCGACATATGGATATTGAAACCGAGCGCCCTGCCGATATTGCCATCCTCATACTGTTTTTTGATCTGGGGCTGGGAGTTGTAGAAGAGTTTCGACAGGTCAATCGCTTCAACTTGGGTGTCCGGGTCAATCACCATAACCACATCTTCTCCCGGAGGAGCGCCATATTTCTGAATCATGGCCCTTGCCTGCCCGAAGGTCTTGAAGGTAGCGACGGCGGTATTGGGCGTACCGACGAACAAACCCGTGCTCTGATACGCCAACCGCATCAGATACAAGTCAAAATCATTCGCCAGTTTTTGCACATGTGGTTTTCCGTGCCGCTCCATCCAATGATCCACTTCCAGCGCGCCCTCTTCCTGCGTGTATTCCCAGGAAGAATTGAAATGCTGGTCCAGGCGCAGAAAGCGGGTCCGCTCTTCGATGCCCTGCGGAGTGATGGCTTGGCCGGTTGAAGATGTTCCGATAACGGGATCACGCAATTCGAGGGAAGCCCCGATCTTTGCGCCGGCCTTGCCGAATTTCTTCTCGAATTGATGATCCACCATCCGAGTCAAGCCTGACGAATTTATAAACTCCATCAGTAACTCGTTGGCTATAATTTGTGAAACCTTGACAAGATTTGCCATTTGCTATCTCCTGTTTTCTTGCTCCAGTTGAGCCAGCCTGCGCCGTCTGTATTCCTTGAAATTACCTGCAACCGCCGGATCGGTAATGTCAGGGATCACAGCGGCGCTGTTGGATTCCCCAACGGGATTGATCGGTGCTGGCTTTAAGGAGCCGTTAGATGGTTTCCTGGTTACAGGAGCAGATGTTTGTTTTTCAAACCGAGCGTCAAGGGTGCGAAGCTCATATATCTGTTCGTCTTGCGGAAGTACCGCAATCCGGGACAAAAACGCGGGGTTGGAAGCCACAAAATAGGCGGAGTCGGCGGGATGCTTCAGTCTCAGCAATATGTAATTGTTGATGAACTGAGGAATTCGCAAATTGGGATTCTCAAACACTACCTCATCAAAATCGGGGTAGTGTTCGCGCCCATATGCTTCTACGTCCGTGGCAAACTTTTCCTCTGCTTTCATTTGGGCTTCTTGCGCTGTCCGCTGCTGCGCTCCCTGGGTTTCCGCCTCTAACTGCTGCTGGACGGATTCCTGGAAAGCCTTGACCTTACGATCAGCAATTTGTTCCGCGTTGAATACAGAGAGAGCTTCGAGATAGGCCACGGTATCGCCGTCAAAATCATCCAGTTTCGGCTTCGCTGGAGTTACAGGCGCGGCTACTGGCGTCACGGTGGCAGGTTCCGGCTTGCTTCTCGCTGCCAAATCCACCCGAAGCCTGGCAACTTCATCCCTGGCCTCTCGGATTTCGCGTTTCCGCTGCTTATCCAGTTTTCGGAACCACGCTGGCGCGTGTCCTCCCTCTGGCTCTTTTCCTGACTCGGTTTTCTGCTCCTGAGATTCGCCCGCTTCCGGTTCGGGCGTCGGTTCCACCTTCTCCGGGGGTTTCTCCCCGGCAGGTTCGGAAGTAGATTCCGGTGTTCCCTCTGCTGGAAGCGCCGCCTTTACTGGTTCCGCAGCAGGCACGGATTCCGCAGGCGTTGATGGTTCTCTCGGTTCCCAACCCGATTCCCTGGCTGCTGAATATGCCTTAAAATTGCCAAGGTCGGGGGGTGTTGTGGCCGGAGCCACTATGGTCGTCTCTGCCATTGGGTTATCCTCCAACGTAGGATTCCTAGCCTATTTACCGCCGACCAGTGGGCACAAAATAGAAAAAGCCTAGCAAGACCGGATTTCACCGATCCCGCTAGGCTCGCAAACCTGTCCCAGCTACAGCGTTAGATTAGAGCAAACTTCTCAGGGAATCACTTCTTTCAACTCCCTTTCATTCAAAAATAGGCGGTCCCCAGGTTTTAATGGTTCCCCCCATCCTTTCGTTACCATGCAATCCCTCTCACTCTCCGTGTGAAAGTGGCTTTTCCGAACCAAGCCGCCCTTCGGATACAATCGTAGAGTAATTTGCACCGTTGTCAAGTCTTTCTTTTGAATGACATCGGCGTGCTCCTGCAAGAGCTTCGCAATTTCCGCCTCAATAGAGTGAAGGCGCGTCATTTTATATGGTTCCCGCAACCGGCGCGGGTTCTCTTTCTATCGGCGGATTCGGTCGCCGCAATTCCTCAATTTCCAGGAGCGTCATCGCTTCCGCGCTCTCAAGCTCTCCCAATGTTCCGGCAGCCTCGGCTTTGATCTCGTATAGCTTTACTTGCGCGTTGATTGCAGCAATGCTTTTTGTGGTATCCCCCCGCATCCGCTCGATGTTCTCCCTGGACTGCAATTCAGATGTTTTGGCTGTCTCGCGCGCTTTGGCTTCCCCAAGCTCATCCGCCAGCAGCTTGATTTGCTGACCCATTCCCTGTAGTTGTTTCTGTACTTCTGGCGGGATGGCCTGTCCCGGCTGCATACTCCCCAAAATCCGCTCAACCTTCTCCGCCATTTCCTTTCCGCCGGGAATATCGAGATTTCTGAGAAGTTCCAGCAACATCACCTGCATGGCTTGAGGCGGCATGGCCGGTCCCCAAGTTTTCAGGACTTCGCTCACTTTCACAACACTTTCCTGCCGCTGCGTGGCGTAGGCTTGCCCAATGGAAATGGTTATATCGTAGCGCCCCGCCGCGATATTAAAGCGCGGTATCTCTTCTTGGGCCGCTGCTTCCTTTTGTTCCGGGGTGATACCAGAATCGATCATGACGGTTTGTTTCTTATCGTCTTTCCCGGAGATTTCTAAGACCGTCTGGTCATCGTAAACGTGCGGGATCAGGTCCAATGTAACGCGGGCCAGGTGCCACATATACCGTTCCGCATTCGATTTATAGTGGAACGTCGCTGTATTGCCTTGTGCTTCGCGGGTTTGAATCGCAAGCCCGGATTTCTCCCCGGAAGGCTCCCCCAGGGCCGAGCCGTACATTCCCTGCGTTGCCTTCATCGTGTATTGCAGATGGTTAATCAGGCTGATGATCGCCATGATCGCAGGTTCAAAGCTGTTCCTCTGTGGTAGCGGAAGAAGAAAGCCTTCTTTTATTACGGCATTGATGGGGAGAAACGCAAACGACCGTTTATTGGCAACCGCCCAAAGCCGTTCATGTCCTGCAAATTGTTCGGGAGTCCCGATATACGGCGCTTTCGGCATCATTCCGATGAGCGTTGCTGCCAGTGAAAACAGATAGTTCAGGCCGCGTTGCGCGTCTTTCGAGTTGCGGATCATCCCTGAGAGGATGCGCTCTCCGTCCACGTTTGATTCCGAGCCGTAAATCGGAATAACGGGAATGTATTTCCCTGGCCAGTCGCGGCGCTCCAAAACTTCCTTCGCGTTCGCTTTAATCCAGTGTAGCGTCCGGGTATCAATCATGCGGTCCCCAACGACTCTCACGTCAGGAACTAATCCCGCATTGCCATACTTCTTTACATTGGCGTCCAGGATGGATTGAAACACCACGGCTCCGTCCGACAACAAAACTGCCTTTTCATTCTTGTGTTTGGAATAGAAGTATTCTGCCACCCGGACGCTTCGCTCGGAAAGCCAGCCCTCGGGAAGTCCAGCCGCGAGCGGTCCCCAATCGCCAACGCCGGACATGTATGAATCACCATATTTCCGGCGATAGACCGTATCCAGCATATTGTCAATGATCGTGCAAAACTCCCAATCCGAGCCATCCGGCTCATTTCCAGCGGGGTCGCCAAACACAGTGAACGGATTCTTTACCGGCTTGATTTCGATATGCTGCGCGTTGAATTCCGCCTCTGTTTTCGGGTTATCGTAAGTGTACTTCGTAATGACCCGGCTGAATCCGAATCCGCCGTCTACCGCAAATCCCTGCGCGGTTTCGTGGGCTACGGGGGCATGGCTGTTCTGTTCAATCGAGCGCATAATTCCCTGGAGCACTTCAGCGGTGGGCGGGTCCGCTCCGTGATCCACGGGGTTAACCTGAATTGCCATCCGCATCTGGCGAAGTTCGTTTTTGACCTGGTTGGGGAATTGGGAAATATGGTCCACGGTCATCGCCGGAATGCCATCGTCCTTATATTGCTTCAAGTCGGCGGCGGACCATTGCGTGCTGATCCCATTTTTGTCGAAGGCAGCAAGGAATTTCAGGTCATCTTTTGCCAGCAGGCGGGTGGCATGGGAATCCTTTTCTGACAGCTGGGTGTTCGCCAGCATTTCTTCGATTAGGGTTTTGTCGGCTGCGGATGGTTCCGGCATCCTATCCTCCACTCATCCAGGTGCGTCCCGAACTTTCACTGCGTCCCCCGCCGAGCAACAACTCGTGCCAGGAAATGCCATCCGGCTTCCCCTGCGTCCGCATCCGGGCAATCCCGCTCATGCAGAAATAGCGCAACTGGTCGAGATAATGGTCGTTTTTCTTAACGATCTTCCCGGTCTCATCCTCATCGGCCTTGCGCCTGTATTGCCTGATTTCTTCCCAGAACGGCGTGATGTTTCGGAAGATTTTCAATCTTCCGCCTGTCAACATATCCCAAACCAAACTAATTCCGGTCGTAATCGAGTTGTCGGCCTTTGTTAAGTCCAGTCCACCGCCGCCCTTCGATACCGGCGTAGTGTATAAAATGAAAAGCTGCTGACCGTCAATCTGCGAACGACCATCAGAGCGCGGATCAATCACGCCGGGTATCCAGTCGCCACGAGAACGGATTGACGCTGAATGGATGGCTACTGAATTGATGGCCACCGGCCCGCCACCCTGATAATAAAAATCGTAGTTGTAGATCACCTTCGTTTCCGGGTTACGCGCAAACCAGCCTACCGCCGTTCTATTCCAGCCAACATCCATGCCAAAACCTTTTTGGAACGTATCCGGTATCGGGAAAGGATCAACGACCATTTCCTCTTCCGCTATCGGGTAAATCAACCCTGCGCCGAGAACGGGGATGCCCTTGGTCCGCGCATCCCGCAGGTAGGGCGGGATGCTTTCATAGAGTGCATCCTTGACCTCCTGGGTCAAGT